CCTGGTTGACGAACGAGACCGTCGACACCGTGCCGTTGGCGATCACCGCATAGGCGCTGGCCTGGATGCCGCCGACGCCGTTGGAGTTGCTCGCCGCGGGGGCCGGCGGCGGAATGAAGATGAGCGGCGGCACGCCGTAGCCGGCGCCGGCCTGCGAAGTCGTGACCGACGCGCCTGAAAACACCAGCTGGCCGCCGACGATCGGCGCCCAGGTGCCGACCACCTTGGCGCTGGTGCTGATCTGCGTCACCGTCGTGGTGCCCTGCACGTAGCTCGTGCCGTACTGGATGACGGTCGCCGAGACCGGGCAGCCGAGGCGGTTGGCGACGCGCAGGTTGAAGCCGTCGGACGTGACGTGGATCATGCCGGACGTCCAGCCGGCCGCGGCCGCCATCGTCCAGATGTTGTTCACCGGATCGAGATACTCGAGGACGAGGTAGCTGCCGAGGCCGATGTACCAGTCGCCCGCCGCGATCGGGAGCTCCTGGCCGGGCGCCAAGCACACGCGGTTGGACGGGTTGTCGAGCGGGGCGTTGCCCAGCGCGGTCGGATAGAGGATCTGCGGGAGCGGAAGCCCGATGCCAGGGCCAGACAAGTAACTCGGCATTTAGATACCTCCCACTTCGAGCTTGACAGCACTCGGAGTTCCGATACTGTAAACCCATGACATGCGCATCATGCGGTGGGCCACTCCCACCCTCCAAACAGCCGCGTAAATTCTGCTCCAAGCGCTGCCGGACCAAGGCGTCGAATGACGCCATGATGCAGCGCGAGCGAACCGACCCGGAGTTCCGCGCCAAGCGCAACGACCGACTGCGGACCCGATACCACGCAGATCCTGAAGCAGCGCGCGAAAAAATGCGACGATGGCGCGAAGAACATCCAGAACAGCAGAAAGCCATCGAACGAGCAAACTGGCAACGAAACCGCGACAAAATTCTTGCCAGGAACCTTGCAGCGTATCACGCCGACAAAGAACGCCGAAGTGAAAAAAGGCGACAACATTATCGAGCCAACCAAGAACAAGCAGATGCACGACGCCGCCAGTATCACCTGGACCACGCCGAGGGGCAAAACTTGAAACAACGCGTTCGCTTCCAAACATCTCGCGTTCACATTCCGTGGCGGGCACTTCTATACAGCGCTGCATATCGTGCCAAGAAGTACAACGTCCCGTTTTCTCTTACGGAAGAATGGGCAAAAGCAAGATGGACAGGCTTTTGCGAAGTCAGTGGTCTGCCATTCACCCTCGGAAAACGGACATCTGGTCCGAAAATCTACTCTCCTAGCCTTGATCAGATCGTGCCCCGAAAGGGATACACGCCTGATAATTGCCGGTTCGTCATCTGGGCAGTCAACGCCCTTAAGCACGACGGAACCGATGCCGACATGCTCAAGATCGCTCACGCGATCGTCGCAAACTACGTGAGCAACCCTCCTGCTGCTGACAGCCAAGACGAAGCGGTTGCCGCGGCCGCGCCGAGCGCCGATGCAACTCCAAGCAGTAAAGCGAAAGCATTGCCAGCGATATTATAGATCCAGGCCCCGCTCGACGACTTGGCGCTCAGGATGTCGTAGCCGACGACCACCACACCCTGCTGGCCGATCTGCCCGAGCGGCACCAGCGAGTAGAAGCCCGAGAAGTCGAACGCGGCGTCCTCCGACAGGTACATCGCCGTGTACTTGACGTTGGCGAAGAACATATTGCCCTGCGACAGGAAGTGATCGAGGAAGATCGGGACGCCGCTGACGTTCAGATTCGGGAAGCTCGACCGCACCGACGTGTCCATCGAGTAGGTGGAGCCCGGCGGGTGGTAGATGTTCTCAATCCCGATGAAGTCGTTGTTGAGCGTCTGGAAATCGCCCGGCGCCATGACGCCGAAGGTCGGGGCCTCGCCGCCGGCCGCGTCCGTGATCTTGGTGATCAGCGTCGACATGCTCTTGCGGGTGAAGCCGACGGTCGCCGGGCTGGTGGTGGCGCCCGCCGTGATCGTGTTCGCGTTGATGTACTGGCCCTGGAACGCGCTGTTGCCGGCCGCATTGCGATTGATGCCGCCGTAGGTCGCGAAATTGGTGCCGTTGTCGAAGGCGTTCTGGAAGCTGTCGGGGAACAGCGGGTTCGCCGAGTTGTTGGTGAAGACCAGCCGCGCCATGTTCTGGCGGGTCACGGCGTACACGTCGTTCATGCGCGCCTTGAGCAGGCTGATCTCGCGGTCGGTCGCCTGGAGCACGGTCTCGCCAAAGGGGAGCGGAACGGGGACCACCCAGTAGGCGAGCGCGAATTGGGCGTTCTGAATCCCGGGCGTGATGACGGGGCTGTTGAATCCACCGCCGTAGCCCGTGAATTGGCCTTGGACCATGCTTTGTCCCTGCAACGGGATCGTCACTTGGTTGAGGCCGCCGGCGGCGCGCTGCGCGTTCCCGGTAAGGTAGAAAAGCGTGGGACTTCCATAATAGATTTGTACAAATAATCGAGGGACGAAAGCGCGCCGTGTGACAGCCGAGAGCTCGTTGTAAAGTGAGCCAGCCGGGGGTACGGCGCCAATACCGGGAAGCGGCATGATCTACTCTCCTATCAGCGCCGTTGATTCCGCACGTCCGCCAGCGCCGCCATCGCCATCTTGTCGGCCAGCGGCTCCGAACGGCCCTGCGTCTCCAGCAGCTTCTTGACGTCGTCGCTGCCGTCGGACGTGTCGGTGAAGTTCCACGAGCCGATCGCGCCGACCGGGGTCACCACGGTCGGCGGCGGGTGCAGCTTCTCGAAGTAGGCGGCGGCGATCGCCGGATCGAGGATCCCCTTCTCGTCCATGATCTTGCGGACCTCGGCGAGACCCTCCTGGGTGTAACCGTCGCGCCGCAGCTGGGCGAACCCGGACTCGACCTGCCCGTCGAGCGCGCGCAGTTTCTCCTGCTTCTCGCGCTCGGCCTTCTCGTCCTCGCGCGCCTTGCGCTCCGCGGCGAGCTCCTTGCGCAGCTCGTCGATCGGCTCCTGCACGGCGCGCTGCGAGTCGAGCTCGGGCGTCACGTAGTTGGGGTCGTGCTCCTTGACGGCTTCCTGGAGCTTGAGCTTGGCCTTGGGATTCTTCATCATCGCGCTGACCAGCGATGTCAGCTTGCGCGATGCGACCAGCTCGTCCTCGTCGACCTCGACCTTGGGCACTTACTTCGCGCCCCCGACGTTCGAGCCGGAGTTCGGGACGTGGCTCAAGCCCATCGACTCGGACTTCATCTGCGCCGGCAGATGCGACTTGCGGCCGCCGATATCGATCTGCTCCATGTCGACGCGCACGATCTGAGCGTCGCTGGTCGGGATCGACTTGGCGTTGTTCTGGAAGATGTTCGTCATGGTCTCTCTCCTCAGTAGCCGTGGCCGCGGCGCATCGGCGCCAGGTTGCGCACGTCGCCCCAGCCGTGGCGCGGATAGTTCGACGCGGAAACGAGCCGCTGCTGGTCGGGGGTCTGGATGGTGCGCACCGCGAACGGGGCGTTGCCGGCGGGAGCGGCCGCGATCCCATAATCGGCCGGGCCAGCCGTGTCGGGCAGCATCTCGGTCTTGTCCTGATGGATGTTCATGCGGCCATCCCCGGGGGTTTCTGCTGCTGGGCGCCGCCCGGAGGCTGCTGCCGCAGCGCCTGCATCTGCTGGCTCTGCTGGGCGTTCTGCAACGCCAGGTTCTCGACGTGGTTCTTGGTGCCGGCGGGCGAAGCGCTGCCCGGCGGCACGAGCTTCGTGAGCTTCTGGAGGACGTCGACGATGATCTTGCCGTTCGGTGATGTGCTCCCCAGCATCGGCACCAGCTTCTCGATCTGCTGGACGATGACCGCCAGGCTCTGCATCGCGGCCGCCTCGTAGCCACGGTTCGGCACGGCCGTCGTGGCGCCGCCGGTCTGGCCGAACGGAGCTTGGCCCTGGCCCCCCGGGGCTTGGCCGCCGGGGGGTGCAGGGGTTTGAGGAGTCATTCCTTCGGGCACTGACGAAGTGCCTTACTTCCGGCCGTGACGCCGGCCGCGCCGATGCTTGACGGGCATGGGGTGCTTCTCCAGTTCGTCGACCCGCCGGGTGGCGGGTTGGCCGCCCGAGGGCAGCCGATTGCGACGCTCTGGAAAATCCCTTGTTTTTTCAATCGACGCCAGCTACGGTCCTGCGCGCAACTAGGCGTTCTTAGGCGCAGATAGGCACAGATGAGCGGGTTGGACGTCTCCGACAAGGAGTTCCTCACCGTGAAGGAGGCCGCCCGATATCTTCGGGTGTCCGTTTGCACGGTCTACCGATTGTGCCAGATCCCGGCACGCAAGGGCGGGCCGCCCCTCCATCGGATCCCCGGCATCCCGAAGAAGAACACCCGCAAGCCCGGCACTTCCTGCCGCATCCGCATCCCCACCCAGGACTTCATCCGGTGGGCCAAACAAGGAAACAACGAACGTGCATAGCCTCTCGGTTATCATCGGACCTGCGATCTGGGTGCTGGCTTTCAAGACGGAGGAAAAAGCGCGCGAAATTCACACGTACATCGCAGATCACGCGGGAGACGCGGACACGAGGCTCGTCGTCACCGACGACTTCGGACAAACGATGACGCTGCGATGCGCATCAGTCCACGGCCTCCTCCTCGAGGACCTCGACGTGAGCAAGGAAGCGGTGATCGAGCGCATGATCCACAACGCCAAGGTCCAGGCCGAGGCGCAGGCGAAGGCGTCGCGGGACAGCAGCCTGCGGCACGCCGCGCACGGGCCGGCGGTGCTGTCGCCTGGGATGATGCCGAGGTTCAGCTGATGAGCATCGATGGCTTCGACAAGGACTTCATCGACCGCTTGGCAGTACGCGCCGCACAGATCGTACACGACTACAGCGACAAGCACGAACCGGGCATCGTCGTCAGCCCTAACGGCATCCGCAAAGCCGTGATCGAGCACCTTGCCGTACTTTATGCGATGCGCGAAGTGCCCATGACCCCCAGTTACTACTGGGGGAAGGAAGACCTGGACAAGCTAGTGCTTCCCCCCACCCCCTAGCTGCTTCGCCAGCACCTTCTCGGCCGCCTCGGGGAACTTCTGCAGGAGCATCTGCATCTCCTGCGCCTTGTTCTTCTCGCGCTCGCGTAGCGCGATCTTGGCGGCTTCCTTGTTGGGGATGGGCAGGTTGTCGATCACGTACTCGCCGGTAACGTCGCCGGTGCGACGCAGAGCGAAGATCATTTGCTGGTTTTCGTCGGCGAAGATCGGGGACGACGAATGCGAGTCGACCCCGACCCGCCAATCGTCGGGCAGGTCGGTGAGCGCAAAGCTCGTCTCCTCCACGTCCTTCAGGGTCTCGGCTTTCGTCCAATAGCGCTTGTCCTCCTTGGCTTCCTTGATGCACAGGGTCTTGTCGGCGGCGACCGCGCACTGCCGCTCGACCAGGAGCGAGCGATCGCGCGTCGACGGTGAGCCGGTCTTGAGCAGGGTGTTGGCGTGCACCCCGGCCCGCACGCCAGAGTCGCCCTGGCCCTGCATGATCGGTGGGAAGCCGCCGAGGATCTTGATCGTCTCGATGAGCCACTTGATCATCGGCAGCAGCTCAGGTGGGAACTTGGGGGTAAGGTCCTCGACGCTCGCGCCCTGCGACAGGTTCATGTAGCCGCTGCGGCGGAAGTCGTCGTACTTCTCGTCGGTGATGCCGTTCTCGCCGATGAACGCGATGATCTTGTCGA